CCAGCACCACAAAACAAGTCTATGTATAAAAGTTTGTGTTTCATCAATAGTCTGTTTATAGTTTTATGTTGAAGTATTGTTCTAAAAATTGTTTACAATCAATCTTGCCAAAGATGCCGTCAATGGCATCGTGGAAGTCTTCGTAACTCTTAAAAAACATGTTACGGACAAACACTTCGTAATGGCTTTTGAACTTTTTCTTGGTCTTTTTCAACTCGTGTGTGTTCCACCAAATCTCTCCGTTGCGTAACCAGAACCTCACAAGACCGGGATTCGCCTTGAAGTCTGCAAGCCCTCGGTCTGACTTCTGCGGACAACCCATACAACCAAGTCGGCACTTGGGGTTGAACTCTCCGCCTTTACCGTAGTACAACGGATGGCACTTTATGCCGCGCTGCTTTATGAAGTCGGCCACGTCCTTGTCAGTCCACCAAAGAATGGGCAGAAACACTTCGACGTGCTCATTTTTTCCGTACAAACGGCACACGGTCGGTTCTTTATACCTCCTTGCTCTTTTAGTCGATTCACAGCGTCGGATACCTTGAACCGAGCGTTCGAGTATCTTGTATTCCTTCAACTCTCGACAACAAAACCGCCTTATAAAAGTCGGAAATCCTTTCTCCCGAATAACTTGTGCAAACGACTTGCGTCGGACAATCTCCACTCCTTTCTCCATGCAATGCTTTATAGTGCCTGGCGGGTCTATAGTCGTATTCTTATAGATTGCTCGATATTTTATACCAGCCATTCGCGCAAGTTCAAGTATCACGTCAGAGTCCTTGCCTCCGCTATAAGACACCTCAATAGGCTGTTCGGCATCAGCCGTAGCAGTCCGCAGCAGCCACAGCGCCCGCTCGATTTTCTTCTCAAGCGGTTCCTCACTCGGGTCAATCTTTTTCTTCTTTTTCGGCTTACACGATTGGCATGGCTGGTCATTGAATATGTCAAGTTGTATATAATTCATTTCAATATCGGTAATCTGTAAAATGAATAACAGCCAAGGACTTTGTCTTGTCGTAGTTTTTGAACCACGCCTCCCAGTCTTCGAGAGACAGTCCGTCATTCCATGCCACTACCTCTTTGTCAATTGGGTGGCCGTCAATGATTGCAGTATTTTTATAAATCCGACAAACCTGCAGACCAATGCCGTCTTCTTTCGTCAGACGTGCTATCTCCACCTGCTTGCTCGCATATGGTTTTCCCGTCCATTGCCGTATAGACAAACAGGCTCTACCTGCTTCTATCTCCTTGAAGCGAGCCTCCCACAGCTCATAGTTAGCACGCATAGTGTGCTTCTTTGAGTATAGGCTGATACACTCCCGCACACACATACATAATGCGGTATTTTTAGTGCTCCTGCACTTTGCGCAAATCCGCGCCCGTTTGAAACGCTGTCTAAACAGGGTTGATTCTCCAGCCCTCGGATGAGTTACCGGGAATACTACTGACAGCGTGATAACATAAACTTTCAATTTCATTTCCGTAATGTTTATTTGTTTGGTAGATTGCAAGGGCAACAATAGATTGCCTCCTCGCACATATATTTACAGCCAGTCTTTATCTCCGTAATAGCAATACACTTTCGTGTCATAACCGAAGCAATAACGGCAATTTTTACAGTCTTTTCGTTTTCGCGGGCAAGAATCTGCAACAACCCTGAATTTTCTCAATTTCATTGTCAATACTTCTTAATGGTTATTGATTAAAACGGGCATTCTTCATCCTCTTCATAGGAATTATCGTACTGCTCGCTATAGGTTTCATCCTCTCCGAAATTCAACACGGAAGCAGCGTCAGCTGCCATCTCCTTTTGCTGCAAGTCGGTAATAAGGTGATTGCTGTTGTCCCATAGCGGTTCTTTGTTTTCTATCAGAGGCGTATAACGTCCGTTGTTGAGGTTATACTTGAAATAGCACTTACCCACCTCTCCAAGGTGACGAAATTTCACTTTTGACACCCTCACCTCCACTTTCTCCTGAATGCGATCGCGATGAACAATTATGCCAAAGTCGCATTTGTTGTAGAAGTGAGCAGAGCCACTTATGTCGTACAGGGTTGGAGGTTCTATCACTCCGTCCCTATTCCTCGGCTGCTTGGTTGGGTGCGCCATGAGTATCACGAGCACATCATTCTGTTGCGCAAACTTTGTCAGTCTATCTAACAGGCCGCTGATGTACTGCGTCTCATTCTTGCTCCCCTGCTCATTTTCCAAGCGGTTGTATGGGTCTATCACGAGAGCCTTAATGCCACGTCTCCGAACAAGGAACTTTGCCCTGTCAAGAATGCTATCAACCCGGAAGTCATCACGCGGGCTGATGAAGAAAAAGTCACTTTCGAGGTGTTGCTTTACCTGCACATATTCCCCAAGAGGGAGCGTCTGCTTACCAAACTTCTTACCTGTGAACTTTTCAATCAGTTTGCTTGCGTGATATGCCAGCGGAGCGTTCTCTGGTGAAAAGTATGCAAAACGCCATCCATAGCGCATGTTCAATCGTTCTGCCATTTCGTCAATGAATTCTGACTTGCCGCTACCGGGAATACCCGTCACAACGAGCAGACGTTTCGTCTCAAAAGAGCAGAGGCGGTCGAAATTCTCATGTCCTATGGTCACGCCTTTCTTCAAGCCTGTCTCAAAGATAGCGTCAAGAGATTGCTCAAAATCGCTTACGGCAAAGATGCCTTCAACCTTGATTTCAGGCGCATCTGCCAAACATTTCAAAAGACTGTCTTTGCCAAATTTCTGCAAATGCTCATTCGCATCTTTACAGCCGTCACCATATTCTACTATTCTGCACCGTTCTGCTCCAAAACGCCGGATCAGTTCGTCACGCAGCAAAACGCCTTTCGTGTCACTATCGGACGCAATGAAGATAGTCTCCTTGTCATCAAAATAGTCTGCGATGTAGTCATCCAAATATGTTAGATTTGCGTTTGCACCGTTGGGTACACTCACAACGTCATGCCGCCCGCATTCGTAGAACGACAGGGCGTCCATTTCTCCCTCTGTGATTATACACTCCTTTTGTCCCTTGATAGCGTCGATATTGTACGGTAAAAGTTCTGCACCTTGACAGAGTTTGAACAGCTTGTCGCCTGTCCGGAACTTGGTGTTGACCAACTCGCCGTTCTTATAGTAATTGAACTGCACCGTGTTCTGCTCCTTGTTCTTTTGCGGCATAAACTCCATACCCTCCGTTATGCGCATAGCGTCCACAGTCTGCTTACTGATACCGCGTCCGGCAAACCACTGATAGGCTTTATCGGACATTGCTGAATGCTGACGCGGTTTCGGCTTGCGGTATGTTTTGGGCTCGTGCTTTACAGACTGATGCGGGTTGTACCACATCTGCTGCTTTGCCCACTCCTTTCGCTCCTCTTCCGTGTACTCCAGGTGGCCGGAAAATCCACAATAATGGCAGTTCCATACCCCTTTGTCCAAATCAACAGACAAGGACTTGTCGTGCTTATCTGACCGAGAGTTGTGGCATTGTGGGCAGAATACTTTCACGTTGCCTTTAGTCCTGCCGTTTGGTATCTCTATTCCGTAGTCATGATATGTTTTCATATGCCTGAAGGAATCCAAGTGTTACTTTCTCTTGACCATACGCTATCATTATCTGGACGAGGAGGCGCATCCATCGGTACGGGTGGAAGAGTGCCAGTACCATACCGACGCGTGCCGTCCTGTGCAATAAACTCGCCAACGCCAAGTTTGACTTTAGGTTGTCCTTTCTTAGTTGCATTGGACGGCTTGAAGCCGTTTCGTTGCTCCCAAGTGCGGACGGCTGCTCGCCAATCTTTCATTGGGGAACTGCCAACTTTCCAACCTTTGCTCTCGTAAAAGTCGCAAAAACTCTGTCCGTTGATGCCGTTCCCGCGATCGTCACAATACGCCTGCACTTCGTCTGGTTTCGGTTTGACGAAACGCTTTTCTTGGGCGGATGTCTTTTTTACCTCTTTAGAGGTTTTTTCTTTCTTCTCTTCGCCTGCTACGTTAGTAGTAGGCTCATTATCATTTACATTCTCATTAACAATTACATTATCATTATCAGTTCCATTTGTTCCATTTTGTTCCATTCTTGTGTACTGATTACCTTTATGCCTGCGTCCGGCTTCTCTGCGTTTCTGCACAACGTCAGCATATTTGTCTGCATTGGCAGTAATCCGCTCCTTGATGAAAGAAAAAGCCATATTCACTACAGGGTCTTCCGTGTTGCAGGGTTCTCCAAGCGAAAACAGGAATATGCAGTCGAGCAGCATACCCTTTTGCTTGAGCGTAAGCGAACGAATGCTCTCATAGTGGGCGACATATAACAGTATCGTGCCTTTCTTATCCGTTGCCATATTACATTACTACTATTAGTGATTTACGTAATTTGTCGTTTTTTTCATTCCATTCAAACGTGCGCAACATCCATTGCCTGTAGTCTCGAGGAATGTTCACCAGTTTTTCTCCTTTGTATTTGCCGAAAGGCATTATTTCAATCGGAGCACTGACCTGGGCGTCCACTATTTTGGTGTCCTCGCGTGTATATTTGCCAATGTCGTGAATAGGTATTCCGGACAGAAGCCGTCCGTCAGAACCGAACATTCTCCACATCTTGCCACGTTCAAACGTTATGTCCTCTACACGCCCGAACCGTTCAATGTTTCCGCCGATATCGCATATCAAACAATCTTGCTTGTGCGGATCTATGCGAGTACCGCGTCCAACGATTTGGTAGTAGAGTGCGATTGAAGCTGTTGAAATTCCAAGTACAATGCAGTCAATACCCGTGAAGTCGAAGCCCGTTGAAAGCACACGAACGTTGAACAGCACACGCAGTTCGCCGGACTTGAAGCGTCTGATAGTGAGTTCACGTTCCCGCTTATCCTGCTCGCCGTACACCACGCCGGAACGCGGGTATTGCGAAGCAAGGTCTATAGCGTCCTGCACAGACGGCACGTATGCCAAAATATGCTGTCGCTCAACGTGTTTGTTGAGCGCACCAATAATAGCATTTGTGCCACCGTTCGCGTTGTATGCCAACTGAACGCTTTCCTCCGTGTATTCAGACTTGCTATTGTTGAACACCAACAACGAACCGTCAAAAGCCTGCTGCTCATACACAAGCCTTGACCAATAGCCAAGTTTTACCATTTCCTGAACCTGTCCCACATGGATGATATTCTTGAAGAAATTACCCTTTTTCGACTTGGAAGTGAGCATGACAAGTTTGGAAAAAGTAGAACCGTTCATATCCCTGTTCGATTGTAGTTTTACAGGCGTTGCCGTAATACCGAGCACATGTGTAATTCCGCTGTCTTTTAGAAAGCGTCCGAGCATGGACGTGCTTTCGCGCGGGTACAGGTGTGCTTCGTCGATGAGCATTTTTGTGAAGCCAAAGTCCTTAAAAGTTGTTCCGAGAGCCTTGATTGAGCCGATGGTTGCATAAGTTATTGGCATTATCTCCTTTCGTCCAAGAGACGCAGAAAAAATGCCAGCGTTTGAGCCGAAGCCTCCACAAAGTGTGACGTACTTTTTGAAGTTCTGCTCAAGCAATTCTTTAGACGGCTGCAGTACAATCAAATGCTCACCACAGTATTTGGCAACATACGCTGTCAATATGGATTTGCCCCAAGCCGTAGGCAAGACAATAAGAGACGGAACAGGGTTAGTCTCCCGGAAAAACCGTATGGCCTTGTCTATTGGCTCGTGCTGATTTTCTCGTAAAGTTATCATTGTTTACATAAAGGCTCTGCGTTTAGGCATGACCACGACACAGCAGCGTTGACATCCCTTTCGGGGTAGTCTGCCATGCGCAAGAGCCGTTTGTCGTTAAGCCGGATGTTGCTGTAGTTTGGTCTGACCGGCTGACAAATCATTTCAGTAAGAACCGTCTCGCTCCCTGTTGTTCCGTAACGCACTCGTTGTAAATATCCGGGTGTTTCTCTTTCAGAAGCGCGGCATCGAATTTCGCAGACGGTTTTGGCGCTTTCCATGTGGCAAGAACGTCACCACCATAGGTAATAGACTCTGCGTCATTGAATACCATTTTAAGACGATTTTCAAGTTCGTCTTTACGCTCCTCCATAGAAGCAATCTGCTTTTTGAGGTCTTTGAGGTCTTTGTATGCTTCGAAGATTTCGTCACTAACCTCCAAAGACTTTCCGTCTATGTGGCGATTGTATTTCAAAAGCACGTCCTGGACACTAACAGCAGACGGCTCAAGCCCTCCCTCTATGTAGTCTTTCCAGAATTTCTCAACCTCTTCAACGAGCCACCCGTAAAAATCAGGGACAAACGCAAGGTCTTTATAGCCGAACTCGCGTCCACTACACAGCC